GGACGATTATCTCCGATGCAGGAAATATTTGCCGAAGATGTTGTAGCTTTAAAACAACGCTATATTTGTTTGTGGACGAAAGAAGAGATTAATGATTGGATTGTTAAAGCTTAGGGACTATCAAGAAAAAGCCGTTGACTTCTTGTACGAGAACGATAGGGCGATGATTTTAGCATCAGTAGGCGCGGGTAAAACCGCGATTGCTTTAACTGCCATGAAGGAAATGCTTGACACCAAAATAGTTAAGCGTTGGTTAGTATTAGCCCCCAAGCGCGTATGCACCGATGTATGGCGACAAGAGCGCGACAAGTGGGCTACAGGATTAACCCTAAGTGTTTGCACTGGCACTCCTAAGCAACGGCTAGAAGCCTTGAGAAGTAAGTCCCAAGTTGTAGTCATTAATTACGACAACATTCAATGGCTCACTGAACAATACCTTGATTTTGACGGTATTGTGTTTGATGAGTTAACCAAGCTCAAGAACCCATCGGGAACACGCTTTAAGGCATTGTTAAAAGTGCTAGACCTTGTACCAATACGTTGGGGTTTGACGGGCAGCTTTACCAGCAATGGCTTGGAGGATGTCTTTGGTCAGTGCAAAATTGTTGACCAAAAGCTGTTAGGCAGAAGCAAGGGTGCGTTCCTACAGCAATACTTTGTATGTATCAATCGCGATTTTGGTGAATGGCAACCCAGATTAGGATCGTTAGAATCAGTAATGCAACGTATTCGCCCTGCGACATTTTTACTTGAATCCAGTGAATATAAAGATAAGTTGCCACCATTGCGAACCGTAGAGATACGTTGCGATTTGCCAGATCGCGAACCCTACGAGAAAATGAAAAAAGACTTTGTGCATCAATTTCCTGAAGCAAAAGTAGTAGCTGCCAATTCTGCCGTAGTTACGCAGAAATTACAACAGATGGCTTCTGGCTTTTGTTACTACACGGAGAAATCGGCGTCTAGTATTCCCGGTCAATTTGACATCAAACAAACGCCAGTGTGGTTTTCAGACCACAGATTTGAACTGCTAGATGATCTGTTAGCCGAGAACCAACGAGCCAATACGCTGATTGTCTATAACTACAAGGAAGAGCTAGCCGAACTCAAACGCCGCTATCCACATGCTGTAACGCTAGACGATACAGACGCTATCGAGCGTTGGAACGCGGGCAAGATCGAGTTGCTACTAATTCACCCCAAGTCCGCAGGTCATGGCTTGAATCTTCAGCATGGCGGCAATAAGCTGGTATTTATCAGTTTACCTTGGAGTTTGGAGCTGTATGAGCAGACCATTGGGCGCCTCCATCGCAGCGGACAAACACAAGATGTATGGTGCTACATCCTGCTGACCAACAAAACCATTGATGAGCGCATCTGGGCGGCGTTGGCGGACAAACGCGCAATTAGCGATATAGCAATTGAAGAGCTAAAGTGACTAAAAAGCAACACAATGCTTTACAATACAAATAAATCTGTTACATTAGCTAAAAGCTGAAAGGAAATAGCAATGAACGCAAATGAACTAGCTGATGCTTTAGAAAATATGACTACTGGATGGTTTGATGATTTAACTTTAACGCAAGCAGCCACCATGCTACGCCAGCAACAAGCTGAAATAGAGGAACTTAAAACTATTCGTGGTAACTCTGTGCTTGTGCCATCAAATAAATTAGCCGAAATGCAAGCTGAATTAATTACGTTAAGAAAGGCATTAAATGAAATGGCTTAAAAAGAAAGAACCAGCAAAGACTTATAGCTGGAGATCATTAACCGATATTTTGTCCACTTTGGATGAAGAGGAAGTTGGCAATCTATTGGAACAAGAACTGGAAGGTGCCAAGCGTTGGTCTATCGTACAACGCTTACATCAACGGTACACCATTCTCCGTGCAGCAAGAGAACGGGAAGAGCTTCGCAAACAAATAGCTGCTTAAACTGATTTAACTAGAGGAAAAATCATGAGAACACCTTATATCTGGACTAAAGCTGGAACCGACATTACCAAGCGTTGGCGCACTCAATACGGCTGGGTACCACCATCCGAGTTGCAAGAGTACAAAGACAAGTGGAAGTACTATCAAAACCTTCCGTTGCGCGATTTAGATGCCGACATGCGTGAAGTCTATGAGATGGCATTACAAAAAGCTAAAGTGGCGAGGATCAAATGAATGATCTATCACACGATTTAATTAAGCTCAAAAAGCTTTTAAACCAATTAGAAGTATTGAATGCCAATCCCGGATTGGTCGGAAAAAAATTAATTACAGACGCTGTAGAAGAGATTAAAGTAGCAGTTATCCGACTAGAAATTCAGGTGGCGAACTATGCAGACTAGTTGGGCTGATAAGGTGGTTATTGCCCTTATGGTAATAGCCACCGTCATTCTTATTTCTGCTATTCGTCTTGGCATACGATTGGGAGGATGGGCATGACAACTTTTACTACTGACGACAGAAAAGCAGCGCAAGAGCTTGAAAAAGAACCCATCCCGTTTGCGGGGCATGCTGATCTAAGTAAGCCCGATCAAGAGGTTTGGCACTTTTCTTTAAGTGCCGAAAATGGCGAAACCAAGATTGAAATTAAAAAGACGTGGGAGTTCTAATGGACGAGATCGAGATTGCTAAATTGCAAGAACGATTGGCTAAAGCTTTAGCCGATGCAGACTATTGGCGTCTAATGTATGACAAGCTAATCAAGCACATTGACCATCAAAACAGTTATGTACGCCATTTAGAACAACAAGTGTGGGGAGGAAAAACATTTTGAGTCATTTTGAACCGAATAATCCGGGCAACGTAGCCGTGATGGAATACGACCCTGTTGACGCGCAAAAATCTATTTTGGCAATTGCAGAAGCTTTATCTAGTACAGGCGCCGGTAATTCGCAACCAAGTGGCGCTGGGGTTGGTGGAATTGGCGACGTTAATAGCACTGCCAAAGGGTCTGGAGCTCGATACAACACCGGCAAACCAGACTTTAGCTTGATTCCCTTATGCACTCTTGAAGATGAAGCTAAGGTCTGGGCGTATGGCAAACAAAAGTATGCTGCATGGAACTGGGCTAAAGGCATGGATTGGTCAGTTCCGTTTGCTTGTGCTATGCGCCATTTAGCAGCATGGCAGCGTGGGGAAGAAAACGACGCCGAGTCTGGATTGCCTCATCTTGCTCACGCCATGTGCAACTTGCGGATGTTGACTTTGTATGCCAAAACCTATTCCGAAGGCGACGATAGACCACCTAAGGAGCTAATGCCATGAGCTACATTGTGTTTGACGAAAACGATCAGCCTATGCGAATCGCTGCAAGGCGTGAAGAAGCCATTGCTATTTGCTCACTGCGTAAAGGCTGGTGGTTTAAATTCATGCGGGCAAAGAAAGCAGAAGATTATAAGTTTGAGGATGCTTTGATATGAGTCAAACTAAACTAGGCTCTTTTATTGAGGCATGGGTAAATGTACTAATAGGGTTTACCATTAATTACATCGCCAATTTGTTGATATTTCCGCTGTTTGGCTTTCACATTAGTCTGTTAGCTAACTTCTATATGGGTCTGCTATACACTGTCATCTCAGTAATTCGCAGCTATTGCATTCGCCGTTGGTTCAATGCTCGTATCCATAAGCTATTAGCTAACATATGACGCCTTGGTTAATTGTCGTTACAGGGCTAATTTACGCTTATATTTTTGTAGAAAACTTATTTAAAGGCGACTACGGTTTGGCTTTTATGTACGCGGGCTATGCTTTTGCCAATTATGGAGCGTACTTGCTAGCTACAAAATAATGTTTTATAATTATTGCATTGCAACATAAATAGGAGATTGCTATGTTTGATTTTGAAAAACCATTTAAACAATATGAAGAGTTGGTAGAGCGCGTTAAAGAAGTAAACGAGTTTTGGTTACAGTCAACTTTGTCTACTATTAAAGAGTTTTTTAAAATAGTAAAAACTAAATAAAATTAGTTTTAATACCTAAAGGTTCCAATTCGGAACCTTTTTTCATACCTATAAGTATGAAAAAAATATACAAATATCGGACAACAATGTCCTATTTTTGCATGACTTTTTATTGAAATTTCATGCACTTACAAGCGTTTTTAAAATAGGTCAGCTTCATAAGAAAAAGTTTCCCGAACGGGAAGAATTGATAAAAAAGTGTGCAAAAATAGGAAAATATTCCCGAACGGGGTATTTTGTAAGAAAAAGTGTTAACGCACTGTATGTTAATAATAACAACAGTATGTTAAATGATTCATTAATAAGGCTTTAAGTTATTTAAGGACTGTTTAATAAGTCAACAAATGTGTAATTAATTACACATTTCATGTACAAAATGTCGACAAAAACGTACATATATCGACAATATGTCTACAAAACTGCAAATTTTATATATTTAGAGTTCATGACCGTCAAACCCTAGCTCCAAGCCCACAGCCATTTTTCTACGTTTAAAAGTGGCGTCATGAAGCGTCCATTTACCAGATTTGTGCCTAGAACAATGGATCATTTCGTGAGCCATAGATCGCACCACCGTATCGTAATGACCGCAGCGAGCTTTAGAGATACTAAAAATATGCGGTTTAGACATTGATTCATCGTATTCATAAGTAGCCATTACTTGATGATCGTCAACAATATCGTAACGGCACAATTCACTTGGCGGCAAATCCCATTTTATAAAAGGTTCACACTTTGCCAAAGTCAAATAGATAGACTCAAGAATTTTAGGTGTGATTTTCATACCGCGTGAATTTCCCCGCGGAACTCGTATTCGCCGTTTTGCTCGTCGCTAACCATAATTAGCTCGGGCATGAGCATTCTGCCTTGGTCAAACGAAAGCATAACAAAGCCAGAACGCCAATCTTTGGGGCTATCTTCGCAATATTCAAAGGTAGGGCTCATAGGATCAGCTAAACAGCCGGTCTGAACCCCATAAAAGTTGCCTTGATAATTTGAAATCGGTTGGCAAGCGAGAACGTGCGTATGCCCCGTAATGATGTTTGTGTTACCCGCCGCCAGCAAGTTACTATAACCCGCAGTGCGTCCTCCCTTAAAACGGTGCTTGACCACGGTTTCTTCACCAATCCAAAAGCTCCAACAGGTTTCCCACTCGGGGAAATGGTATTTCAAACTAAAACCATCTACGCCGCTATATTCGGGTACTTTGTTAACCAACCATGACTCGTAGCGCATATCATGGTTTCCCAGTGTCCATATTAGCCGACAGCCCGCAGGTTTATGCTTAACGATTTGATCTAGGTGATAACGGCACGATTCTAACTCTTGCAATACGCTAGGCTTGGCATCGTAATTAATCGACGGAAAGCGGCTCAAAACCTGCCCATCGAAGGCGTCGCCGTTGCAGATGATAACCTGTGGCTTAAACTTCTTAATCATTGCCAGCAGCGCTTTAAACGCCGTGGTAGTGGTATCAGTAAAATGCGCGTCTGAGAACACAATAACGCGTTTAACTTTGTCAACGTCTATGCCTCTTCGGACGTTATGAGGGGCAAGCTCTATTTTTTTGGGTTTTTCTTTTTTGGGATCTCTTAATGATCCATGCGTAGGTAGCTCAATATTGTGTCGAATTTTAATAGCGCTTTTTCTGTTACTGACGCTCCTAGGGTTTATACCTAGTTCTTTACCCACAAGCGTAGGAGAACCTAGTTTTTTCCATAACGCAATAAACTCTTCATCGGAACACACAGGCTTAAACGGCATAGTAATCCTTATGACAATAGTTCGCATATTAAACGAACTATATGGAAATTCAATGACTTATAGAGATTTTCCAGCTATTTTTCTAATTTTTTGTTCCATTTCCCAATCTTTACGACATTCTGCGGAACAGAATCTGCCTTGGGGTATCAATTCATTACAGCACAAACAATGCCCGGTATAGGGCGTTTTCTTTTCGTTACGAATAGCCTTAATAGCTAAGTCACGATGCAAGGCTTCCATGTCTGAAGCCTCATCAAAAAAGTCGGCGCTCATGCTAGTTTAGTCAAAAATAATGCTGCTTCTGCTTGACGGCGGCGCAGCAAACCCGCCATATGGTGTCCGCCAGCCATATCCCATTTAAGAAACTCTTGCGCGGCACCTTCGTGATCGCCAGCATTAAGTTTCTTTAATAGCGTAGAAGTGTCCAAGTTGCCGCATCCGCAGTTAAATGCAAAGTCCACAAGTGCATCAAACTCGTCTTGAGTGATTTCAACTTTGACATGGGTGTTTACATTGGCGGCTGCTTTTTGCACGTCTTGACGCAAATACTCTTCGGCTTGCGCCTGAGTGATGGTCAATCCCGCGTGTATATCAGCCCCAGTATGACCGTAACCAATAGTCCAAGGATCTCCACCAGTCCCGGGGTCTGGATAAGCAGTAAGCCGTACTCCTTCAAACTGCTCAGTAAGGTGTAAACCATCTTTAGAGTACTCCATTATTTATTCCCAGTTACTTCGTCGTACTGTTTATAACAGGCGTCAAGGGCTGACCGCAATTTGTCGGCACGGGCAGATTCCCCGTCAAGAAAAGCTGCATCCTCGGCAAAAAGGGACATCCCAGTTCCACCTTGTCCATTGTTGGATACTTTATCGTTCCTACTGGTTCGGGAGCGCAACTGCACAAGAACAGTAGCAAGCTGGTCATTAATAGCGTTGATTTGAGCATCTTTGTCTTTCCTTATTTGATCGGTGGCATCTTGAAGTTGATGTTCTTTTAGCCGTGCATTAGCAATTTCTTCAGCTTTGTACTCTTCAAACACAGTATGTTCATGTCTGCCATAGCCTACACCAGCTAAAGCTATTAAAACTAAACCGGCATAGATATATGCGCTAATTGGAAGAGGGAACATTTGGCTCTGATCCTGACATTTGTTTAGCAGCTACAGACGCGGCGCCAGACCCAGAAACAATACCCAGCGCGCCAGCAAGCTCTGTAAGGCTAATTTCTTTGCCGCTATAAATTAAATAAATGGCAGCAATAGCAACCACAATAAAGCCCAAAGCCCAAGCCCAACGAGCAATATCATGAGTTTCATTATCTTTACCTGTAAGAAGGTGGGTTAATATTTTGTTCATTTTTTGGTCGTAATCGTATCTTCACCTTTAGTGACAGTGACTTTATCGCCATCAACTGTAACTGACATTGGAGGCTCTTTATCTGCAAGATGGTCTAACTTATCAATCAAATTTTGAATAACCGCAAATTCTGGCTTTTCTTCTTTTTCGGTTGTGCCAGATACTGCATTCATCATATTGATAATTGCCATAATTGCACCGCCCGCCATACCGATTACGGCGGCTATTTTGGCAGTATCTAAAAATATACTGGCAGCTACAGAAATAACAATAATGGCTGTAATATAAGCAAGACCATGCTTACCAATGGAACGTCCAGCAACTTCTTTTGCTGAATCAAAAGAAATATCAGGTTTATTTTCCATACTATTTTTTCTTTTTGATAGTTGTCTTTTTGGCAACAATAGTTGCTTTTTTAGCTACAGGCTTACGAGTAGTAGCTTTTTTAACTAATTCTTTTTTAGCTTTTACCGGTATTTCTACGGGAAACTCAGGAAGTTTGGTTTCTACAGGCTTTTTACGGAGGAGGGTGCAGATTTTAGAGAACATTATTTATCCTGTTTAGTATCTAATTTTGCCATTATCAAGTCTAATGTATGTTCCATTCTTGATAATCGTTGGTCTAAGTCAGCCTTTTTAACATACTCATTTGGAAGCATTACTTCTAGTTTTTTCATATCCCTAGCAAGCTGCGCTTGGGCATCACTAACTTCTTTTTGACTACGGGAAATGCTATTTGTCCACCAACCGATGAGTCCACTAATAAACATGTAGGCTAGCGTTATCGCTGCGATTATGGACTCCCAAGACATAGCCTACCCCTCATTTAAACACTAAAAGTTACAGAAAGTTTAACACTTCTTGCGGTTTTACAAAAGCGTCTGGATTATGCTCTGTAAAGTCCCACCAAAGGAATTGATTTGACGCCAAATATTTACGGTCTTTTAGTAAATTAATGTTTTCCGGATGCCCAAAAATGTTTGGGTCAGAAACTGACCAAAGCACAATGCCCGGTTTGCCCTCACTCCAAGCCAAGTGCTGAAAAAAACTGTCAATACCAATCCACGTTTTGCACTCTTTAATGAGCTGACGCAATTGGGGCATGGATAACCCTTTGCGAAAATCAGGAACTAATTGACGTTCGCCCTCTAGCCCAATTTGAACGACGTGCATAGTTTTTTGCAATTCGTATACAAGTTCTTCCCAATATGGATAGTTTTTAGGGTTTTCCCTACCTTTTACTAAAGGTTTGGCAAAAGGGTGTATTAAAATCATAGATAGAGCTTTCTATAAGCATTTTCTAAGCTATCAGTCCACTTCCACTGATCCATCTTGGCGTAGATATTCCATTGATCTAAGCTGCCAAAAAGCTGTTGCGCTTTAGCTATGGAATCGCTTTCAATAATTTCAGGATAGCAGCCAAAAACAATTGGGTTATGAATTTCAGGCAATATACGACTGAACACAATGTGATCCCCAAGACCACCATTAAGTACCACAATAGTACGCCCACTATAGCTAAGGTGGTTTCTGAAAATTTGTTCGTCATGGTGATACATTTCTCCGTTAGTTTCAGCCCGAATGCCGCCTTGGGGGTTCTTCATATGCCAAGATGTAGCATAGGGAACAGCTAAAATTTTATAACCTTTTTGATATAACCCATAAGTAAACAGCGTTTCTTCACGGTGCGCTACACGGGATAACCCGGTATTAAAATCATGCACTCCAGCGCGGTACAAGAAAGAGCAATGCAGATGCTCTACCTCGCGGATACCTTTAATAAAGTCCCATTGAATATTAGGTTCTAAATTAATATTTTTAATTAATCCGGTGGAATTAACTGCGTTAATAGGCTGTCCTGTAATGATGGCACCACCTACTGCCCCCACATTGTCTATTTGGGATGCATGGCTATACAGGCTTTGAAGAACAGTTGGTTCTGGAACGCAATCGTCATCGACGCGCCATACCCACTCATAGCCCATCAAGTTGGCTTTTTGATGGATATGGTGCTGCCCTTTCTTTTCGGCAAACAGCCACTCCCATTCAATACCTTTGATTTGCATCTGTTTAAATAAATGCTGATAGATGAACTCTTGCCGCATGTCTTGAGGTTCATCGTTGTCATCAAAAATAACTACCTTATTAGGTAGCCAAGTTTGATTAATAACCGCCTGTAAAACAAGCGGCAGGGTGGACTGGTATCTACCTCTGGTAGCTATTGAGCAAAGAACTTTACTCATGATCCCACCTGCAAAGCATTAAATTACTAGGATTTTCAGGGGTAATTGCTTGCGGCTCCGCAGATAAAACTCCGGCGTGGTTAATGTACCAAAACATAAAGCCGGGGAAGTGGCTTTCGTTTAAGCCATGCAATTTGTGATGTTCACCCCAAAAGCCTTTAGGCTCATTCCACGGCACCGAAATTAATAACCGATGGCATTTTGTTTTTAGCATTTCAACAATCTCTAAACCATTATCTAAATGCTCAATGACTTCAAAAGCAACAATAGTGGCTGCCGTTCCTAAGTCACAATTATTAATGTCAGCGTGGGTAAAAGCCCTTGTAAAACCCCAATCTTGTTCTTTAGCTACTTGCACAATAATGGGGTCGTAATCAATACCAACATAGTCATAGTAGTTCGGGAAAAATTGACTTCCGTAACCGGTAGAACAGCCAATTTCTACGACGTTTGTTCTGTCATCAAGATTTTTTGCCGCCCATTCATAGCGTGTAGTTTCTCGGGGAAATACAGGATCGCCCT